TTGGATTATAACACTTCCCCACAATTGGGTGATTAAAAATCGCTACAATTCGGGACGACAGCCGCGGATGTCTCCTATTGTAAATAAAATTTAAGGAGACTAAAAACATGATGAATGGTTCAAATTATAGTCTTAGCGACATTGCTGCCGCTACAGGCTCTAATAATCGCGCCAATGATATGTGGGGCGGTGATGGCTTTTCACTTATCTGGCTCGTCCTGATCTTTGCCATCTTTGGATGGGGAGGTTTTGGCGGCTGGGGCGGCGGCTTCGGCGGCAATGGTGGAAACGGTGCAAATGGTGCTGGATTCCAAGGATGGGCCACACGTGCGGATATTAATGAGGGCTTTGCTCTTAACGATATTCAGAACGGTATCAGAGGTATTCAGCAGGGTATTTGCGACAGTACATATGCACTCAACAATACCATGCAGAGTGGCTTCAACGGCGTGAACGTTGGAATGCTTCAGGGATTCAATGGCGTTCAGCAGGCAATTAATGCTGACACTGTAGCCAATATGCAGAACACCAATGCATTACAGTCTCAGTTAGCAAATTGTTGCTGCGAAACAAGAGAAGCTATCCAGGGTATCAACTACAACCTGGCAACCAACACTTGTGCTCTCCAGAACACAATGAACAACAATACCAGAGATATTCTGGACAATCAGAACAGCAATACAAGAGCAATCCTTGATTATCTTTGCCAGAAAGAGACAGCAGACCTCAGAGCAGAGAATCAGGCACTTAAACTGGCGGCTTCACAGTCCGACCAGAATGCGGTATTACAGGCGGCTATGAACGCAAATACAGCAGAAATTCTCAGACGCACTGCACCGCTTCCGGTTCCGGCATATCCGGCAAGTAATTTGTATGGATATTACGGAAACAACGGATGTGGATGCAACAGTGGATGCTACTAAGTAACTCACCCTTAGAGGTTGACTAATTCTAAGAGGTGGGTTGCGGCTCACCTCTTATTTGATTGAGAGGTAGAAATATGAGTTGTAAAAATGTTTGTAAGCTCTGCAACCATCTTGTGATAAGCCAGTCTGTATCGTTTACTGGTGGGAATCTTGTGATTACACTCCCGGCAGGCAGTTATTCCAATGGAGAAAAGTATTGCATTGTGATCGCACAAAGTATACCAGAAGCCACCACAATTACCGCCCCGGTAATGATTCAAATAGGAACAGGAACAACTTTGTATCCGCTAGAGAATCGTTGCTGCGCACAGGTTACGGCTTGTGGAATAAGAACCAGAACGAAGTACGCAACCAGAGTAGCTACAAGTGCAACTGGCGGAGTATTCAAGATGTTGGGAAATCCAGCTTGTAGTCCGAGTAACAATTTGACAGCAATTAACGGTACAGCCCCGGCAGCAGATACACCTGTTACACAGGCTGTTAGAAAGGGGGCACTGTAATGCATAAAGTTGCAATGGAAATGGGAAAATGGGCTATGGAAAAAGCCAAAGCACATGGATTTGACAATCTTAGTTCTCAGGACTGGGATGATCTGAAAGATTGCTTAGAAGCAGTAAAATGCGCAATCTGTGCAGACAAAGATTATCGAATCGTAGAAGCTATGGACGAATGCGAGCAGGAAGAGAAGTATCTTGGGCGCATGGGATATGACAGATATCGTTATTCAAACGGCAGATTTGCACCAAAAGGCAGAGGAAGCCGCATGGGATATATTCCTTATCTTCACGCACAGGATGATGACTGGATGAACGAATATCTGAATAATCCGGAATTTGAACGCAATATGTACCGCATGGGATATCACCCAGAATATTCGGACAGGAATATGGGAAATGACGGCATGAATCGTCAGCAGTCCAGATATGGTGAAACATATGACAGATACAGTGAGAATCGCAGACATTACCATGATTCCAAAGACGCTGAATCCAAGAGAAAAATGGATGATTCCATGAAAGAGTACACAGAAGATATCATCCGCAACATGAAAGAAATGTGGGATGATGCAGATGCATCAATCAGACAGCAGATGAAAACTGATCTGACACGTTTTATACAGCAGATGAATTGAATATGAAATGAATTTTGCCCTTGTTACAGGAATGTAGCAGGGGCTTTTTAGTTATGGAGGTACATAATATGCCAAGAAAAAAAGCGGAAGTCAAAATTAAAATGATTTGCGAGAAATGTGGAAAACCACAGAAGCCAAGTGCTGACAAATCAACAACTCATTGGAATGTATATGACTGTCATGAAAAATGTGAATGTGGCGGAAAATTCGTAATGAAATTCGAGGATTGATTATGGAAAATTTGACTGTAAATATTTTAGGAACCAAGTACAAAATATATTTCAGGAATGAAAAAGACGACGATTTACTTGATGGAAAAGGCAGAGATGGATACACGGATATGTCCGCACACGAAATTATAGTGTGTAACAAAAAAGATGATTGTGAATTAAGAGATTACGAAAATTGGAAGAAAAACATTCTACGTCATGAAATTGTTCATGCTTTTTTATTTGAAAGTGGACTTGATTCTTCGTCTGCCAATTTTTATGGAGCATGGGCTACGAACGAAGAAATGGTTGATTGGTTTGCAATTCAATCTCCAAAGATTTTTAAAGTATTCCAAGAACTTGATTTAATTTGAAAAGGATGGTGATAAGCCATGCTAAGACAATTTTACATGAACGGAGATCTATGGAGAGTACAGTTCGTATCTCCGCACGACAGCGTTTTATTTGACCGTACAGGCAACAGAACGCTCGGGGTATCGGATTATTCCACCCATATAATTTCAATCGCAAATAGCCTACATGGAGAGCTTCTGAACCGTGTTTTCATTCATGAGTTAGGGCATTGTGTGATGTTCAGCTACGGTCTATTGCCAGAACTTCACCGCATGGTTAAAAAACGGTATTGGGTGGACGCAGAGGAATTTGTTTGCAATATTCTGGCCGACTACGGTCATTTCGTGATCGGCACAGCCAGAGATATTTTAGGAAACCAGTTCACATATGTGGCTCCTATCGGGGCAGAAAGGATGATTGCATAGATGGCAAAAGCAGAAAACACAGTTATTTTTGATGGAATCAAGTACAATCCCGGTGATGAATTGCCAGATTTAGGCAGTTGGGTGTGTACAGATGCAAAAGGTATGGTTCGCGATTACGAGGGGCTTTCAAAAGACGTATCAAAGCTCCCACATTATGTAGAGAGTGGTTCTTCAGCATTGTGCCTTGATACTTCTGAATTATACGAATATCACAAACCTACCGATACATGGTACAAACTGTAAAGGAGAAGCGCATATGGCATTAACAGCAAAGAAAGTATATGCAATATTAAAACGCCAGATTTCCGATATGGAAGCAAAAATAAAAACGCCTATTATTTACCGTGGTACAGTTGCAACCGCTGATTTACTTCCGTTAAACCCGGATATCGGAGATATGTACAATATCGAGTCTAAGTCGGTTTACGGCGAAGCAGGAATGAATGTGGCATGGAACGGTGTAGTATGGGATACTATGGGCGCCCCGATTAATATGTCACTTTACATTAAATCAAGTGAATTGGCAGATTGGGTAAAGCAGCAGAACAAGCCGACATATACAGCTGAAGAAGTTGGAGCGTTGCCGGCGGATACAAAGATTCCAAGTAAAACCAGTGACTTGCAGAATGACTCTGGATTCTTGACTAAAATTCCAGACAATTATCTTTCCGGAACAGACAAAACTTTGAGCGTATCTGGAAAAGCTGCTGACGCAAAGGCTACCGGAGATAAAATTACAGAATTGTCAGCTGATATATCAAATAAGTTGAATAAGAACCAAGGTTCGGAAAACTCTGGCAAGATTACCGGAATTAACGAATCTGGCGATATCGTTCCGATGTTTCCGGTGAGCGTAGATTACAACGAAGAAACAAACTGCCTTGAATTTGGTTCTGACCAAAAAATGGAGCTTAATAAAGGTATCAACCTTGATAGCACTCTCACGAAGACTGGATATGCCGCGGACGCAGGCGCAGTTGGAGAAATAACTAATTCACTAAAGGAAGATATATCCACCAAAATCACCAAATTCTACACCAGTTCGCAAGGCGAAACTCATCTTGCCGATTCTGATAATGGAAAGATTCAGGATATGATGCTGTATGGGAAGTCTGAGCAGAAACAGTATAGTGGGAAAAATTTGCTGAATCCTACGTTGCAGACTACTACAAAGAATGGTGTTACTTGTACTGCAAATGGAGATGGGACATACACACTGAATGGAACTGCTACAGCAACAGGTATATTTATTTTACATTCTAATATAGACTTTACTGGTCAAATGAGACTTTGTGGTGGTACTTCTTTGGTTTCTTTACAATATTCAAATTCTTCCAATTTTGCTTATGAAGATAAGGGCGCAGGAATAATCATTGAACATTTTGATTCCGTTACATACCCTAATGCCTCCTTTAATATTTTGATCAAGCCTGATAATGTGTACAATAATGCGCTTATAAAACCAATGTTCACCACCGACCTTACCGCCACCTACGATGACTTCGAACCCTACACTGGCGGAATTCCAAGCCCAAACCCTGATTACCCGCAGGAGATTAAGAGCATTGTGAATCCGACTGTGAAGGTGTGTGGGAAGAATTTATTGAAAGCCACATTGCAGACTGCCACAGTGAATGGCGTTACTTGTACCAATAATGGAGATGGGACATATACACTGAATGGAACTGCGAGTGGAGGAAACCCGTCATTTAGAATCGGAAAGATAATTGCAAAGAGCGGTCGAAAATTGGTTGGATCTCCAGGAGCGGCTGGAAGTTATGTGAGTTATCTTCCAAACGGTACGTGGAATAACGTAACAGAAGAAAAGGGCGATGGTTCTATAATATCTAATATTGGAAAAGGTACTGATGAAATTGCGATAGTTGTTTTAAATGGTACAACCGTTAAAAATCTTCTCTTCAAACCAATGCTCACCACCGATCTCACCGCCACCTACGATGATTTCGAACCCTACCATGAACAGACCGTCACCCTCCCGTACACTCTCAACGCAATCCCTGTAAGCTCAGGCGGCAACGTCACAATCAACGGACAGCAGTATGTGAGTGACTATGTGGATGTGGAACGTGGGAAGTTGGTGAGGAGTGTATTTGTAATAAAATTTACTGGTGCTGAAGGATGGTCGTATTCAAATGCAGACGATGAAAAATACAAAAGGTTTGGACTTGAATTAGCAGTAAAAATCAAACGGTACGTTGGATTATCAAATTATATTATAAATGCTGGTGAAAGCATTATGAATAAAGAAAATGTATTTACATTTTATGGAAGTTGGATTGATGTTAGAATAACCAGATTTACTTCACTTGCTGAATTTAAAAATTTTTTATCCGAATTAAATTCCAGTGGAAAGCCATTGATTGTTGTTTGTGCATTAGTAACACCAGAAGAAATAGACTTAACACCAGAACAGATACAAGCCTATAAATCCCTTTCCACAAATTATCCAGTCACAAACATATCTATCAATTCAGAACAGCTTGACGGATATACAGTGTTCAACTATCCAATTTCAATGGAGAACGGTTGGAACTATGTAAAACAGCAGATAGGCGATACGAGAGATTATATCTATGATATGGACGCAAAGACACAGGACATCGACACACAGGCGGCAGAAGCCTACGTCAACAGTGAATATGCGGTAGCGCTTACAGAATTGGAGGTATGATTATGTTATATAGAACATTATTAAAACTTAAAGAAAGAAGCGGACTTACAGATGATTTAAAAAATAAGATTGATATTTTCTTCGCAACGGGCAGGATTACTGAGGAACAGTACAATGAGCTGATGGATGTTAATAAGGAAGAAGAACCGAAAGCGGAAAACTAATTAACTAAAGAGGGCTTTAGTTAACTATTAAAACCACAGGCGCAGCGCATTTAATCATTATAAACAGTTGACAATAAATAACAGATATGGAGGAATCACATGAAAACGCAGAAAACAAAAGGATTTTATGACCGTGAAAATGATACGGTACATATTTTTATTCCACCTGCTCCGACAGAATCGGAGAGAGGTGGAATTACTGCAAAAGAAAAAACAACGGAATCCCTCGAGGTTGCTGTTGACTCAAAAACAGGAAAGGCGTACGTGGCACTGGATTCTACTCTTTCCAAAACAGGAGAAGCGGCAGACTCAGCAGAAGTAGGGAAAAAGATTAGTGTCCTAAACGACATTATCTGTGGCACACCACATACAGATACCGTAGAAGAATATCTTAACCGCCAGAGAACAGGTGTAGTATACCAGGCAAAAGAGTGGAAATCATCTGTAAATCCGACAACTACGATTGAGAAGTTAGGCGTAAACAAGCTGATTCCATACGAACCGTCCACAGATACCGTAGAGGGTGCAGACGGATATGCAAACCGACCAGAATTTCAGTGGTGGTACGGAAATTACATTCGTCACGACAATGAAGATTATGAACTGACCGCAATTGAGGGTGAGGATGGATACTCAGAAACTGGCACAGCGGATGTATGTTCCTTCGGTCCAATGTTCTACTATAGAAAAGAAAATAAAGGAGATTACTATCTCTGGTCATGGTCAGACAAACCGCATGAAGAACTTGGATTAAAACCATTCCAGAAGAATGCTGATGGCTCCGTACCTGCTTACTGGCTTCTTTCAGCGTTTCCGTCCGTAGCAGGTTCTGATGGCTTACCACATTCTCAACCAGGAAAGAAGATTTTAAGGAATCAGAGCAACGGTAATATTAATACAAATTACCAGAAAAAGGGAAAAGGCTATCATGGCTGCGGAAAAGAACGTCAGACATTCCTTATGATCTTCAATGCAATTAAAGGCGGACAAAAAAGCTCACGAAAGATTTCACAGGGCGTAAACAACTGGAACTTCCAGTTCGATGCAGCAGAGCAGAGGTCGGAGAAGGCAACTTACTTCCCGGTAACAGCAGCACAGGCAGCAAACCTGGAAGTTGGATTATGTGTTTCTGTTGGATATGGTTCTAACAACAATGGTGCAGTAAATAAAGACCGCGGAGTCGGAACTATGCATTCCTATGCGGACGACGTAAAGATTCTTCGTATTGAAGACCTTGCAAGCGGAAACAAAGCAGTGTATCTGGATATTTCAGAAGGATTTACTACAGTACCTGTAAAACTTACGGATACCTTAAATGCGCTGATCACAATGTCTTCTATGCACATTCACACTGGCGAGACGAAGAAAGTAATTGGAAAGCATGACGGTGCAGCTGTATCAAACACATCAGCAAGACATCCATACAGAATTCAGGGTGTCGAATATCAGGTAGGCGCTTATTATGTAGCTGCAAATACAGTGATGGTATTCAAAAGTGATTACAGCAAAGATGTATATATCCGTGAAAAAGGAACTGCATGGAGCGATAACGAGAATATTGTCAAGAGTACATATAAACTTGTTGGAAACATACCTGCCAGTGCAGATGGCAAAGGAAGTGACTGGTGGGTTGGTGATGTAGAAATTGATGAAGAAACAGGTGCATGGTGGCCAATAGCCGCAACCGATTCTTCTGATCGAGGAATGGGAAGCAGAGTTTACGCCGGAGGAACAGCCACATCTGGAACCAGAGAATCACTTGAAACCGGGTCCCTCTGGTATGGGACGAACTCCGGTTCCGCGTGCGTGTATTGCTGGTACGGGCTCTGGTCTGACGGGTGGGGCTTCGGCTCCTGCGATTAAAAAGGCCCTTAGGGGTGAATTTTCCGAAGGAAAAGAGGGGGCTTCCCCTTAATTCTTTCCAAATACATACAAAAATAAAAGCATAAGGACTCATGGTGCAGCCGGGAACCTCAGGAATGGGACGAACTCCGGTTCCGCGTACGTGAATTGCAGGAACGGGCTCTGGAATGACAGGTGGAACTACGGCTCCTGATATTATTTATATCAAAACCAGTATTATTTGCATCATGTTTCGCACCTGAAAAGGGTGTAGCCGAAAGGTTCTTTACGCATAAGCGTTAAAATAAGCAAGAAAGGCCAGCTGAAAGCCGGGGACGGCAAGTAAGGAATACAGTGTATGAGACTGTATTCGGGGCTAGTAGAAAAACCGGAAACCCTCTTTAAAATAATCGAATGAAAAGATATTGCAAGGCCATTGATATAACAGACCGCGGATTAATCAGCACAGCGGTATATAAATGTCTGAAGAAAAAGTACAAAAGAAATGATGTGCTGAGATTACTTAGTACATATACGACTTTGGATGTTAATCAAATTTACTGCATTTTCAGAAGAAACGGAAAGAATGCCATTCGTTTTCTGGTGGAAGCAGTGATTGATGATATCCAGAATGAAATCATTAACTGGGACATTAAATTCCCTCCGGTATGGTACCGGGAAAAAGTAGACCCATCGTCCGGGAAAATCCGTAGAATCGGAATCCAGAATATAAAGCATCAGTTGTATGATTACATAGCAGTTATAGCATTGCAGCCTATTCTGAAACGCATTGGAGAGCACCAGTACGCTTCCATCAAAAGGCGTGGGACTCTAAAAGGTGCAAGGGACGTAAGAAGATGGTTGAGAAACCATAAGCTCACATTCGTTGCTCAGGCAGACGTAAAGAAATGTTATGAGAGCATAGACAGGGACAAACTTATGCAATTCCTGGAATGCCATATCAAGAACGATCTACTGATTAAATTAATCCGAAAATTGATTTACAGTTTTGAGAAAGGCTTGAGCATAGGTTCATATCTTAGCCAGTTTCTATGCAATCTGTACATGAGTATCCTGTATCACCATGTTGCTGAAGGGATGTACCGCATCAGAAAACATCGGAATGGATGCAATGAACGGATTAATCTCGTTAAGAAGCAGACGTTTTATATGGATGATACGCTGTTTGCCGGAACAAATAAGAAAGACATCAAGAAGGCTATGAAAATGTTCATCAGAAAAGCAAAAGATATGGGGCTGACCATTAAGAATACCTTCCGTATCTACAAAATAACCAGGACATTCGTGGATATGATGGGATACCGGATATATCAGCATAAAATGACTGTTCGTAGAAGAAACTTCCGTAGAATCAGAAGGGCGTATAAAAAGGCTCTAAAATATTATAAGACACATAAGCCAATACCGTTTAAGCTGGCAAAACGATGTAGTAGCTTCTATGGATTTCTGAAGAACACAAATAGCAAACACATCCGAAAGAAATGGAAAGTAAAGAAAATTATGAAGATATGTAAAGGAGTGATAAGACGTGAAGAAAGCAAGGTTTACGCAGAAGCAGCCGCTGCTTAAAACATTTGATTCCGGAAATAGCGTGTACGTATTCATCTGCACAAATGGAAAAGAAGTCACAGAAGAAACACAGCAGACAGGAACAGAAGAAACACAGACATATTCAGAGACCGTATATGAGTACGACTACAATGAATTTGTAACCTCTGCTGACCAGTTGGAAGATATCCAGAACAATCCGGAGAACTATTTGACCTACGAACCGGAAAAGAGCGTAGAACAGCAGTTGAAGGAACAAAAAGAACAGCTGGAGACTCAGAAACTACTTATCCAGTATGTAGCAGAAATGGGAGACATTTACATCCCGGAATAGGAGGAATATGTACGAATTACTTATAAAAATGAAAAAGAAATTTCCGTATTCAGCTTGGCTGAAAATGGTAGACCAGGCAAAAGAAAAGAACCGGATCACCGAAGAGGAATACAAGAAGCTTACAGAGGAAGAAAAATGAGCATTTTAACAGGCATATTAACATACCTTGCAGGAGGAGTCACAGGAGTCTTGCTTATGTGCATCCTCCAGGCGAGCAGAGAGGATGACGATAAATGACGAAGCTTCAGATCATTTCAAAACTCTGGTCTGTAATCTATGATATGCAATTAGCTACGAAGCCCCGGGAAGAGATAGGCAAAGAGTTAGATGTTCTGGAGTATGAATGTCGGAAATATGTGGATACAGACGACTTGGAGGAAATGCCATGAGAGGATTAAAACGTCAAAAACAAATAGTGTATTGGTCAAGGGTAACTGAAGACCTTGACGGGATAGATACAATCAAAACGTACCAAAAGCCAGAATTACATCACCTCTCCGTATCTGCGACCGCCGGAACGCCAGAGGAATTATCCGCCGGTTATATCCCGGATTATGACAGGTATATCACAAACTTCGACCGCAACTTCAAGCCACAGACTGCCGATGTATTCTGGATTGACCGCAAGCCGGAACTGACCGAAGCAGGCGAACTTATCTTAGGCGAAGATGGAGAACCTACAGTGCCGCCAGACTACCGCCTAAAAAAGATTCTTGATACCCAGAAAGGCAATGTGGCACGATACGGTATTAAGTACACAGGGGATGGCTCAGATGGCGAATAAGACTATTAAAATGGAACTGTCGCAGAAATCTATACAAGACACGATAAAACAGCTCAGAGCGTATCAGAAGTCGCTTGTGAGTAAGAATGAGGAGTTTGTCCGCAGGCTGGCAGAACTTGGAACCCCGGTTATAGATGAAAACATAGCATTGGCGCAAGGCGATTCTGACAAAAATCATAACACCTATATCAGAATCAATAACTTTGGTGGTTATTCTCAGGCGACGCTTGTGTGTGAGGGAAAATCGCTTGCATTCATAGAATTTGGCGCAGGAATCCACTACAACACCCCGGCAGGCACAAGCCCACATCCAAAAGGACAGGAATTTGGATATACAATCGGTTCATACGGGCAAGGGAATGGAAATAATGATTCTTGGGTTTATTATGCCGATTCTGGAGAATGGGTACGCTCTTATGGTACCGAAGCCACAATGCCAGTTTATAAGGCGAGCGTGGAGATCATGCAAAGCATCAGAAAAATTGCAAAAGAAGTCTTCAGTTCATGAAGAAACACGAATATACTATGCAATCATATGGAATCATATTTATTAAAAATGATATACTGTAACATATAAAAGCATCTACCGGAGTGGTGGGTGCTTTTTTCATGCAAAAAAAACATAGAAAAGGAGAATGTAAGCATGTTTGTAGGAACAATGGTCATCCAAAAAGTAGAAAGAAGTGTTGTTACTAGCCTTGATGTTGCAGAAACTTTTGAAAAAGAGCATAGCAAGGTTTTAAGAGATATACGAGAGCTTGAATGTTCCGAAGATTTTCGACTATCCAATTTTGGACAGTCCTCTTATATCAATTTGCAAGGTAAAAAAATGCCGATGTATTACATGACAAGAGACGGATTTACGCTTGTTGCTATGGGATATACCGGCGAAAAAGCAATGAAGTTTAAAGAGGGATATATTCGTCAGTTCAATGAAATGGAAAAACTTCTTATTGGTAAAATAAGAGAACGGGACAAAGGTATTGCAGTAAGGCAGGCGTTGACCAATGCGCTTAAAGAATCTCAGGAAAACGAGAGAATGCATGGTCATGCGTATTCAACGTATACGGATATGGTGTACCGAACTTTATTTGGAAGAACCGCAAAACAGCTTCGAGAGGAAAAGGGACTGTCTACAAAAGATAATCTGAGAGATTTCTTGACAGAAGAAGAGCTAAAAGCTGTCCAGTCAAAGGAAATGCTTGTTAGTGGTTTGATTGACTGCGGATGGGGATATCCTCAAATAAGAGATTTCCTTAAAACCAGTCTCAGAATATGTTAGAACAGGCGGGGTGATATAAAATGCCAGACACGATTAACAACCCAGTATCAGAAGTATTTTCTAGGTGGAGTAAAGATATTCAACCAACAGTCGGCAAAGGCAATTTTTCCATGGAGAAAAGCCAGACAATAGCATCTGGCAAAACGAAATACGCCAGATTGTTCATGATGGGGAATCCCACACAGTCAACAAGTCTCGAAGGTCACGAATGCGCAACGGTTCTTTCGTTTCAAACGGAAAGTTACGCATCTGGAACAAAGGCTTTATCGACTGCATACGAAATCGACAGCAAAAGTCATCAGGCTATGATTTCGATGGGATTTCGCCGGACATACGGACCGGAAGAAGTCGCAAACTCCGAAAAGAGTTTCAAACGAATCATAAGCCGGTACAGCAGAATTTACACCGGGCAATTATTGGAAGCGTAACAGCTTCTATTTTTTATACCAAAAAGAAAGGAGAGTGTCCTATGAGTAAAGATAAATTACAATGGCTGAAAGCTGCGGGAATCAGAGCTGTTAAGACAATTGCTCAGACAGCAGTTGCGACAATCGGAACCGCAACAGTCCTTGGAAGCGTTGACTGGAAGATGGTCGTATCGGCGTCCGTTCTTTCCGGCGTTTTATCCTTGCTTACATCTGTAGCAGGGCTTCCGGAACTGAAAACAGGCACAGATGAATAGAAAGGACGGTGATCCTTTTATCTCCCGGATGCAGGGTTACGCATCAGAGCCATGTGGCTCTTTTTTATTGTAATTTTATAGCTGAAAAAGCAGAAAGGAGCCGAATATGGCAGCAACACCAGCGATTGACCTCAGTACCATTGGCATGAAGGTCGCGATTGCATTCGAAACTATAGCGGGCACACGCCCAACAGAAAAATATTACAATTTACAGAAACCAAAATCCATTCCGGATATGAACCCGGAACCTGATACTATCGACACCACATCTCTGAACGCAACAAAATACAAAACATCCGTTCCGGGACTTCTCGATTTATCGGGAGCCATGGGATTTACATTTGGTATGTCTCAGGTGTTCATTGATACTTGGGAAAACATCTGTGGAACATGGGACAAGAACAAAGCAGAAGGCAAAAGACCTTGGCTGGAAATTTATCATCCAGACCTTACAAAGGCTTGGTTTATTCCGATTGTACCGTCAAGACTTGGCGTTCCATCTGCCGAAGTAAATGCGGCATGGGAAGTTACTGCAAACGTAACAATTTCAGACGAAATCAAGATTGAAGATAAAATTGAACCGTCTGATGAAGATTTTCCATCTCCACTCGGGGGCTGATAAGCATCCCGCCATTGAGTCAAATCTATGGCGGGAATTTCTATTTTAATTTGGGAGGACGAATAAAATGACAAAATTAACAATTAATGGAACTGATTATATTATCAAATTTGGTTACAATGCGTTCTGCGATACAGATCTTATGGAAAGAGTTCAGGACTTGGCAAAGCTTTTTAAATCAGCAGAAATCGAAACAGATGGAGATGTTTCTGGAATTGGAAGAATCAAAGACTTATTCTGCGTAGTCAGGGAGCTTCTTTTTGTTGGATTTAAAAAATACAATCCGGCAGAATCATTGCAGGAAATTGGGGATTTACTGGATGATTACAAAGATGAAGAAACCGATGAACCAAGAGGACTCTTACAGTTGTTCGGCATTCTTGCCGATGAGCTTATGAACGCGGGTTTTTTAAACGATATTCTTCAGAATCCGAATCCGGAGATGGAGAATGGAGTGAAAGCACCACAGGATCACAAGAAGCCAGCCAAAAAGTAAAAAAAATTCAGAAACCATTTAGCCGATATGTTATGGAAGATTTACTTCCGTTCTATATTTATAACGGAGTTTCAAAAGCAGAGTTTATGGACTCTGAACCCAGAGAGCTGGAATGCTACGATTTAGCATATAAGTTTTCTGAGAACAGAAAGAATTTCCACGAACATATGCAGGGCGTGTACACTGTAGAAGCTCTCAAAGCTACCGTATGTAATATGTTCAAAAAAAATGGTCAAGCACCATATGAGTATCCATCAGAGCCATTCAGAATTTTTCCGCTTACCGCAGAGGAAGAAGAAGAGAAAAAAGAAAAGGAATTGCAAAAAGCAATTAATTATTTTGATGCGCTTGCTGCGGATTCTAAGAAATATAAGAAAAAATAAAAAACGGAACAATTATGTTTTCTGATTTAAAATCGGGAAACTCAAACTGTAGAAAACCAGATGGAGGGGACATTTTTGTCCCCTCTTTTTTACTATAAATATTTTTTGAGAAGGGAGTGAGAATATGGCTGACAATACGATTGATACCTTGGCGATACAAGTCAGCAGTGACGTTTCCAGTGCGTCAAGATCAATCAATGATTTGTGCAATAAATTCGACCGATTAGACAGCTTGATGTCCAAAAGCGTAGGCTTGATGAGGAATTTTTCTAAATCTATCGGTACTCTCAGTTATGCCGTGCAATCTATCAAAAGTATTGACACAAGTAAGCTGAATAGCATGGCCGCGCAGCTCGAACGTCTCAGTAAAGTGAATTTGAGCAATCTTGAAAACAAGAACCTCAAAGTAAATGTAGAGATTAATTCAGCGGATATGTCTGAAAAGCTGAAATATTCTGTTGAAAAATCTTTAGAGACTACCAGAATAGACGCATCTGCATTGTCCAAACAGCTTGCAAGTGCATTTGAAATAAAAGGTGGTGCCGCTTCCAAACTTCAAAAGCAGATAGATTTATTGGCGCAGCAGCTTACAAATTCATTTGATGGACAGAACTTCACAGCCGGTGACTGGGGAAAGACTCTGGATGACATTGCCAAAAGCATTGAACAGAGCGGAAAGGTCGTAAAATCCAATCTTGGAAGCTATCTGGGCGGTGCAGAACAGGAATGGCAAGACTTCTACAATTACTTTAAAAACAAAAGAATCTATGTTTCCGATATGCTTAAATTCGACATCGGAAAAGGCGAATTTAAAGAATTACTGCAACAACACCTTGGGAACATCGTATCTGACGCAACAAAAGGAATTAACCTGGATTCTGCATGGGGAGAACTGTCAGAAAGATTTCCTACATTAATTCCAAAAGACACTATAAATGCAGTAGATCAGCTGATAACTGTTCTGGAAAACCTCAAAAAAGTCAGAGATTCCATTAAACCGGTGTCTATTCAATCCCTCATGGGTTCAGAATCAGATTTAGCATCTACACAAGTATACGAATCTGTCTCTGAAATGGGAAAACAGCTCGGAGTTGCAATCCAGAAGAATATTTCCTCTGCCATGGAGTCAGCAAACGGTCAAATTCCAATTGATGTAAAGATTAATGAGGATAAAATTGCCAGAGACATTCGAAACGCCATTAATAAGGCATCTACGCTCACCTATGACCCGGTAAAAGTAAATCTGTCAGTAAATACGGATGATATAAAGAGCAATATCGAATCCAAACTGAACGGACTGGATTTATCGACAGTAAACAGCCAGTTACAGCAGTTCACTCAGTCCATAAGCACGCTTGGAAGTCTTAATCTGAAAGACAGTGGATTAAACTCGTTCGTAAATGCAATCCGCAGATTGAACGAAACATTAAATTCCACAGGTGATGTGTCTGGAAAGATTCAGAGCATGATTTCTGAATTATCTGGTCTTAGCAGTATTCCAGACGTATCAAACAATGTGAACCGGTTTGTTTCTTCACTGGCAAGATTGGCAAATGCAGGTGGTTCTATTGATACAGTTACATCTAAGCTTCCGAACCTCGGCAAAGAGCTTAGAAAAATCACAGCTTCATTCTCTAAAATAGGTGACGTTTCTCAACCAATTAATACGTTTGTTCAGTCAATATCTCAACTAGCGAACGCAGGGGATAAAACCGGAAAGACAGCAGAACATCTTGAAGATTTAGCGAATAGTCTCAAATCATTCTTCCGGACAATGAGCACTGCTCCAAAAATCAGCCGCAATACCATACAGATGACACAGGCTATTGCTCAATTATCAAACGCAGGCGGAAACGCTGGTAGGGCAGCGCGGTCTACATCAAATGTGTTTAGCCGATTAGGGCAGGGAGCAGCCGGGGCAGTACGAAAGGTTAATAGCCTTGGAAATGCTATTGGCAATGTAGGCTCAAAAGCAAAGAAAAGCACTCCGAGCATCATGTCTCTGATTGCTAAATTCTGGACTTTGAAAACAGCAGCTACGAAAATTACAAGTGCAGTCAAAAGTTCCGCGGATTTTCTTGAAGATTGGGACTATTTCAAAAATGCTTTTCAACAAGTAGCTGATAGTTCGAAAACCTCATGGAAAGAAGCTGGGTATGATTCCGCTGAAGAATATGCAAATTCTTTTAGTGAACGTGCCAGAGAACTGACTTCAAAGATGTCCGGGTATGATATTTCAAGTGAGGGATTGCTTTCTGAAAACACAACAGGAAAATCTCTTGGAATGAGCCCGAGTTTACTGCTGAATTATCAAGCTACATTCGCGCAGATTTCTTCATCAATGGGTGCAACATCAGACCAAGCCGAAAAGCTTTCTAAAGCCTTGACAATGATTGGAGCCGACCTCGCTTCAATCAGGAATGAAGATTTTAACAAAGTTTATGACAACATGACTTCTGGACTTGTTGGCATGAGCCGTGCTGTAGATAAATACGGAATCAATATCCGTAATGCAAATTTACAGCAAGTAGCAAGTAATCTCGGAATACAAACCGCCGTTTCTAAGATGGACCAGGCAAGCAAGGCAATGCTGAGAACAATTGTAATACTGGATTCCTCGCGCCATGCGTGGGCTAACTTAGCTATTACAATCAACAGTCCTGCCAACCAAGCTAGAATTTTAAGACAAAATTTAGCTTTGTTATCTCAAACAATCGGAAGCATTTTTCTCCCAATGGTCGCAAGCGTCCTTCCATATTTAAACGGCTTGGTAATTGCATTCCAAAGATTGGCAAACCACATTATAGATATTTTCGGAATCAAAGACAAATTAAAACAGTGGAATTTTGGAACATCCTCAGGAAATAACGTAGATGCACTGTCAGAAGCCCTGGATTCTATAGATGATTCTGGAATTTCAGATGTAGACAGCTCTGCAAAAGACACCAGTAACAGCCTGAAAGATGCAACTAAAAACGCCAAAAAGTTGAAACAGTTCCTTTCGTCCTATGATGAATTAGAGGTTATGAGCAAAGATGACAGTTCTCTGTCAGACCTTGCAAATTCTAAGATCAAAACACCAGCTCTCGACACATCCGCCCTTGATACAGGAATCCTTAATAGCGCGTTAAATAGCCTGTTAGACGAATACCAGAAACAGTGGGATGCCGCCTATAATTCCATGGAAAACAAGGCTATGGCGTTCGCGAACAAGGTCACAGACATATTCGGTAAGCTTGCAGAAGCCGCAAAGCCTACAACAAGATCACTGAAAAACCTCTGGAACAACGGGCTGAAACAGTTCCGGAATTTTACATGGACAGCATTAAAGGATTTCTGGAAACACTTCTTAGTTCCGCTCGGCAAGTGGACACTTGGAGAAAAAGGATTACCACGACTAATCAATGCTTTTAACGATTTCCTTGTAAAAATCAATTGGGATAAAATTAATGCTTCACTTGTAAAACTGTGGGATGCATTAGAGCCATTTGCTGAGAATGTCGGTACCGGCCTGTTAGATTTCTTCGATGATTTCTTTGACAAGGCGGCAGATGGAGTGAATAAACTTCCTGGAATGATTGACAAAATCACCGCTTTTGTTAAAGGAATTAGCCCAGAACAGGCACAAGATATAGGATATAAGTTGGGGCAGCTTTTCAGTGTCTTGGGTGGTATCAAACTCTTGAAAGGTACCATAGGTATTCTTGACAAATTAGGAGTTGGTAAATTTCTTACCATGCTTGCATCACATCCGCTTTTGGCTCTTGCCGGAGGACTTGGAGCAGTTCTTCTACAGCTTGATTCCATGGGCAAAATTCACATTCCGTGGGATGCCATTGGAAAGGGATTTGAAACTTTAAAAGAAAAAATTATGGAACTGGCTGAAAAAATTCCATGGGATGATCTTGACGAAATGTTTTCAAATTTCATCGAATCAATAAAGCCCATTGGCGAGGGCACACTAGAGGGGCTTGGAGATGTTCTGAAAGGTATCGGAAGCGGAATTAAAGTACTATATGATAAGCTCAAAGATATGACGCCCGATGAACTCAAAAACATTGGAAAAGCTCTTGGAACTATTATCGGAATCAAAATAGCTGCTGATTTAGCAGGAAAAATTACTGGTTTAGGAAGTGCATATTCCTCCCTTGGAAAAGGCTTATCAGTGTTAAAAACTGGTCTTGTTGGAATTATTGCTCTTAAAGGATTCAAAGGTGGAGAATGGTTAAGCAAAAATATTTTCGGAGCAGACAAAGACTGGTCAATACAGGATTTTGTAAATGACATTATCGGATATGAGTCAGGAGATGTGAGTAATGCTATTAATGCATGGATTGATGATGTTATCAAAAAAATTCATCCCAATAAAGTAACCAGTGAAGACGTGAAACTTTTCGATGATTGGACAACGGCCGCTCTCGAAATGGTTAAAGCAGGGGATATTACAGCGAGTCAGGGACAAGCATTATCTAAATGCATTTCTGAAATCGAAAGCAGTAGCGGAACTGGTAAAATCGCGTTATATGATTTGCAAAACGAAATGATCAATCTTGGAATATCTTTTGATGCATTCGAGCAAACCCTTGACGGAACAAGAAAAATCGTTGATGAAACAGTAGATTCAACCAAAACATCAGCCGAAAAAGCCAAAGAATCTGCGGATAAAATTAACAGTATTTCATTTTCAAACATTGAAAAGCATTTTGATAGTTTGAAAGACAGAACAGATCGTGTTGATTATGCACAATTAGTTGTAAAAACGGCAAATGCAATTGACGAGATGGGTGGTATCTGGGAAAACGGCAAGCAGATTCTTGGTGAAAAAGCATTGCAGATTTATCAGGCAATCGCAAAAGGACTCGAACCAGACGAAAACGGATTTTACACAATAGGTGAAAACCAGATGGTTCAGTTTGGAAATGGAATATCAGGTTATAAAGAGACTCTTAAATCAAAAACTAAAAGCACGCTTGATGAATCATTAAAAAGCACTATAGAAGATAATGTTCCTGTAGGATACACTCTTGGGGAAAGCACGGCCGGATATTATATAGATGGTCTTTCTGGAAGCATTGTGGCGCTTAGCCCAGAAGTACAGTCGGCGTTCAACGCCATGTACAAAGGGGTTTCTATGGATGATATTAAGAGTAGCGCCGAAACAAGTGGAAAGGAAATCGGGAAAGCTTCTGGAAACGGGTTCAAGAAAGGCATGGAAGAAAATTCCCAAGCTGTCAAAGATGCCACAAACAAGATGGTTAATGACGGCATAAAAACTCCGGCACAAGATTCTCTCGGCATTCATTCCCCGTCCAAGTGGTTCGAGGAACTTGCCAAATTCTGTGGTAGAGGATTCAGAGAGGGACTTGATACGGGATTTGCCAGCGCACTTCACTGGTTCACAAAACTGAATGTAAGAATCAGTAACAGCATAGGTTCCTTATACAGTGTCGGAAGAAATGCAATTATCGGGCTGAACAACGGATTTGTAAATACTGCGAATAACACTTTGTTTAAAAACATTCAAAACATAGCAAGCAGTATATCTAACACATTCCGAAAAGTTCTCAAAATCCACAGTCCGTCACAAGTATTCGAAGAACTTGGCGGCTACACCATGCAAGGCTTTCAGATAGGTATGCAGAACATGATTCCGGCATTACAGTCTACAATTGGGGATATAAGCACATCCATACAGGGTATTCAGCTCCCACAGATGGAAGCAAATATAAAGGCTGTTCCGACTGCCAGAATGTATCAGAAGCCGGTATCTGCGAATGGTACTTTTGGTGACGATATTCGCCGTGAAGTAATTGCAATCAGTAACAACACATTCGACAACAATCAGAATATCGCACAGGTTATCCGGGAAGCGGTCAAAGGCATGGCAATTTATGCAGATGGTCACTTAGTCGGATATTTGCAAGAGGAAAACGAACAGTTCAGAAACCGCAATGGATTCGGATTATTTGAAAGGTAGGTGAGGTAAATGAGTGACTTTATTGCAGGGAGCAGCTTCGAGGGCTGGCTCTTGAAGTATGGAAGCAAAATTGTTCCAAACAAATATCTCGCCTACGATGATTACACTGCAACTCCAAACCAGAGAACAGAAGTAGAAGCATACAGGGACTTAAATAATCTCTTACACAGGGACACAAGCCCGAATTTTAAGACAAAGATTGATTTTAATACCAGGCCGCTTTATCTGGCAGAGAAAATTGATTTGCAGTCTACGTTTGCTTCTGGCTTGGTCAACAGAGCACAGCGGAAGTACAATGTCACATATTGGGATGATGAGCAGAACACCTACAGAACGGGTGTTTTTTACATGCCTGATGTGGATTACAAAATTATCAATGTGGACGAAGAGACAAAGAACATTCTTTATAATAAGATGCGGTTCGCACTGATCGAATACTAACAACCAGAGTGCATGGGTGTCACAGCTCATGTGCTCTTTTATTTTATAGATGGGAGGATGATTATGGCAGATACAGTATCTTTTGACAGTTTATTGAATACGACGGCCGGAATGACTGCTGTTGTTAACAACAAGAAACACGATGATGATGTAGTCAGTGTCACAGGTGTTGATTGGTTTACCTATGCGGGCAAGACCGCCAGTACCATATATGTTTCAGGAAACAATTTTATCGGTTTCGGGCAGAACTCCGAACAACTCAAAATCTGGCGTAGGGATGGCGCGGTTTATTACATTTACCGACAGGAGGGGACGCTCGCATCAGGAAAAAGATTCCTCAAAATCAGAGTCGAGGGATATGTGTATTATTCAAGTACATCCTCATCGTATGCACTGAAATACGAAGTATTCTTGATAGAGGGACAGATATTATTTATCAATGTTGTCCAGAGGCCTACAAGCAGTTCATACACTGGCACATCGTCAATTACCGACGGAAATAATACAACTAATCTGGATATTTCTGTATCTTCTACAGTGCCAATTTCGGTTCTTGTCAAGAACGCAGGTGTGTCACAGGAAATTACTTATGAAAAATATTCTGATTTAGTAATCGCTAGCATAACTGTTTCCAAAATGCCAGATAAGACCACGTATTATCAGAAAGAGCTGTTTGATAAAACTGGGCTTGAAATATCTGGAACAACAAGCACAGGAGAAACAGTCAACGTTACAGATTATGAAATATCAGGTTTTGATAGCAGTTCAGCAGGGACAAAAACCATAACCGTAACTTCTGAGAATGCTTCGGCTACATTCGAAGTTATAGTTTTAACAGAGTCATTGACAGAAATCTCAATAACTGCTATGCCATCGAAAACAGAGTACCATATCAACGGAGAGTTTGAATCATCTGGAATATCGGTATCAGCCAGTGCAAGTGATGGGAATACGGTTGCATTAAATCCTGACCAATTGACATACTCCGGTTTTGACAGCAGTTCGCCGGGAAATAAAACAATTACAGCGTCATATAACGGAATGACTTCTTCTTTTGATATAACAATTATGACTCCTGTAAGTATACAGGCACAAGGATACTCCGGAACTGCGTATTTCATTGGTGACACAAGCAACGTTAGCGTTTCTTACATTGATGCGAAATATAGCGATGGAATTACAGATTCTCGCATAAATAGTGGATATACAGTCACGCAAGTGGATACATCTACTGTAGGGCAAAAAAATGCTATCGTTGATTATTTTGGAGTTACTACGGAAATTTTAGTCAATGTGTTGGATTCGTATAATGTGCAGGCAGGAACTCCTAATTTAGAGGATGTGACAATTTCTTTTAATCTCAATACAGGGATTATGGATATAACAGGAACCGGAGAATTTTTGCCATATTATCAGCTTCAGAATACGCCATCTAGTTTAAATCAAAGAATAAAAATATTAAATATTGGAAATGGAATCACAAAAATACCAGATGGCTTATTTTATAAAGTTGATATTCTTGAAAACATTTCGTTTTCAAATACATTGACTGAGATTGGGAATGGCAATTTCACCGGCAATAGCATAATAACAACACTTGATTTTCCAGAATCATTGAAAACGATTGGAAGTTCTTCTTTTTCTGGACTCTCGAATTTACAGGAAATAACTTTCCACGAGGGACTTGAAACAATAAAAGGGCAAGCCTTTAATGACTGTCCACTTGTCAAGAACTTAGTTCTTCCATCAACGCTTACAAGCATGACATTTAGCTTTTATAATTCATCACTTGAAAGTCTTGTGATGGGAGGGGAAAACGTTGGTTTCACGCAAGGTGGAAGTGGGATAGGTGAAATGTCAGCAAAAAATATGACCATCCGCGGCGGAACTATAAATGCCAGCGCGTTTTCTGGATATACCAATATCGAAAACGTAATTTTAGACGGAAGCGTAAAATGGAACAGAGGCGGTCAGTTTCAAAGATGTACGAAATTGGCAAGTGTTTCTATAGGTGACGGAATTGCATCTATTCCCGGAAATTGCTTTTCTAGCTGTTCATCGCTTAATAACGTAATTCTTCCAGACAGCATTGAAACATTAGGAGAATCGGCATTTTCCGGCTGTTCTTCTCTGAATTCGATTACATTATCCAAGAATATAAAGAAAATTCCAAACAATTGCTTTTCCGGTTGTGGATTTGAAACATTTGCAATTCCAGACGATTCGTTAACAGAAGAACTTGAAAATGTAATATTTAACGGATGTTCAAAACTAAAAACTGTATATATTGGGAAGAATGTTAAAACAATTGGAGGTGGCGGATTTTCTGGCACAAGCGGTGTTAATATCAGAATCAATAAAGTAAAAGACTCTATTTCTGGTTCGCCATGGGCGGCTACAAATGCAACTGTAGACTGGCTTATTAAGGCAACAAAAATCGAAATAATTTCGTTACCATCGAAGTTGAAATATAGGAAAGGTGAATCTTTTGATGGCTCAGGGTTAGTTGTAAAAGCTACATACAATAATGGAACATCAGCAGAAATTTCGGATTACACGATTTCATCTCCTGATATGTCAAGTGCAGGGACAAAAACCGTAACAATCACTTATGATGAGCAAACTGTCGCGTTTGATATTGAGGTTATTGCAATATCAAAGATAGAGATTACAACTCTTCCAAATAAATTGGAATACCGCAAGAATGAAACTTTAGATACGACAGGATTAGTTGTTTCAACGGTCTGGACAGATGACTCAAAAGAGGTTCTGGCAGACGGATATACGGTGTCAGATTTGGATAGCACTGAAACAGGTGAAAAAACTATCACGATCACATATCAAGATTTTACAGCAACGTTTACTGTCGAAGTGGTTGCGGACGCTTCCGGAATCAGAATTTCTCATTATCCAATCAAAATTTATTATAAAATCGGAGAACCGTTTGATTCAACCGGATTAGTTGTAGTTGTGGTTAGGCAAGACGGGGCAGAGAAAGAAATCACAGATTACACTGTTTCTGGTTTTGACAGTTCTAAAGCCGGGACAAAAACCATCACAGTATCTTATCAAACTGAAATTGGCGGAATAGAAACGTTCATTGGTTACGATGAATTTGAAATCAAAATAACCAAAGATGGAAAGAATCCATTTGAAGATAATACCGACCCAATCAACGTAAAAGTACATTGGATAAATGGCGAATTTGAAGATTTGACAAACGATAATATTCAGTCCAATACGCTGTCCTTGCAGGAATCGTTGTGCAATAAATCATACTTCATTTTTGGAGGCTGCATCTCCAACCAGATCACATTCAAGTGTTATCATCAACAGTTTATTGGGACAGATGAATCCACTTATCCGTCTGGAAAGATTGAGGTTTATCTTGAATGCAAAGGGACAGAAATCAAGATTTTTACAGGCGAAATTGCGACAGGAGAACGTGATGCAAACTCATTTGTTCGAACCATTGTAGCATACGATTATCTGTATAAATTGCGAAATACTGACATTGCATGGTGGTATAAAAACAACACAAAAGACAAGCAAATGGTGTTTACACAGAAGCAGTTCAGAGATGCTTTATTTAAGTATCTTGGTATTGAACAAGTCGATGTAAAACTCAAATATGACAGCGCATATGTTCCGAATACTGCCAATTCTTCTGAAATGAATGTGGCTAATATACTGGAAGATTTATGTCTGCAAAACAATGTTTTTGGGTGGATGAATCGTGATGGAAAATTCGAGTATAAGAAGCTCAAAAAGAACTGCAAACACCGCGGCACGACAGTTTCCGGCGTTGAAACATTCGATTTTTACGAGTCTGCGGTACATCTTGACAGATTCAAAAGTTTCAAGGCAACAGAGGGAAGAGTGTGGTATTTTAACTATGTTTATACCGACCCCGACCCATCCGGTGAAATATTTACATCCGGCGAACCAACCGCACAGGACGCATATGAAAGGAATGTATTCTACAACCGTAACAGCTTTTTTGTAGGCAATCAAGACTGGCTGAATTTCGCCTACGATGCGAACGAGTACGGGGATTACACCCGAACAAAACCGAAGTATGCAATCTGTTATGGAACTGTCGCAGAGGACATTATCAAAAAGCAGTATTATCGGGCACAGGGATACTCTGTGGAAGTACAAGGGAATCCGTTCAATATGGTTGGACAAACCGTGGAAATGACACATTCCAAGCTTTCCGAGGACGGCTCTGCAATACAGTGGACGATTCACAGTTATATTATGAGCAGGACGTTGAAATTAGGCATTACAGGGCTTATTGACACATACACTGCCAATAATTCCCCGTACAATGGAAACAATCAGCAATTAGGTAAGAACACGCCAGAGATCACATCCACAATTAACAGGACAAGGTCTGAAATGCCGACCATTAGTTACGCAGAATTTACAGACGGAACGGAATCTGGAATTGCAACGATTGATGATTTTTCGGACGGTTCTGGAAGTACTTCTGAGCAATTAAAAAAGGCACAATTAAGGTGTGTGAAGCGAATCAAAAAAGCCGATTATGACGCTCTAGTAGCCGCAGGAACTGACCGGACAGATACATTGTATTTCACATTCGAGGAGGGCTGATTGGATGATATATAAGGCATTTTTGAATAGGCAGGAAATCACTGGGTTTCCTGTCAAAGGTAAAGAAACAAGTGAGATATGGGGTGGAAACACACTATTATGGCAGAAAATACCAATAGAGAAATTTAAATTTAGGCTTACCCCAAAAACAGCAAACTCTTTTGGAGTATCAGGCGAACATGTAACTATAGAATTTACGGATAATCAGGGAAATAAAAAGTCAGTTAATTACGGAAACCAGTTGGCAAATATCGACTGTTCAAAAGTATATTTAAAATGTCCGCTAAAATACACACAATACGTAACCATCTGGGGAGCTAAATTAAATTTGTGTTTTACAAACACATTAATTTCTCATATATATTCTCCATTGCCTAGATCAATGAACAGAGAATTTGTTGGATTAATATTCGAAGAATGCCATGAATTAAAAGATATATCGCAAAATTTACTGAAGAATCTTACAGACCTAAAACGTACAATTAGATTGTTTCGAAATTCAGGTATTCGAAATATTCCGGGTGGTTTATTTGATAATTGCTTGAATTTAGAAGAAGCACAAGAAACTTTTGAGGGAACAGACATAAAGTATGTCCCCTCTGACTTATTTTCAAAAAATCCAAAGTTAAAACAGGTGTACGGGCTCTTTATGAGTTGTAGTAATCTCTCGTACTCAAATTCAGGATTTTTGAGTACGCAACCATTAATAGACGTTTTCGGAGTGTTTGCATATTGCGGATCATTAACTAGCGTTAATTCTGATTTTGCAAAAAACGCTCAACCAGAAAATGCAATTAGCCCTAACAGGATGTTTCGTGGATGCTTTTACGGAGACCAAAACCTGCAATCCGCACCAAATTTTTATAATGATTTTCCAAATACCAAAAATGAAAATGTCGCAGGATGCTATTATGGTTGCAAAAAATTGAATTTCTATGCTTCCCTCCCGGAAGAGTGGACGCAATATTTAAAAACTTGGGACGTAGAATAAAGGAGAATATTATGTCAACAATTTATCATGCTTATGCAAACGGCAAAGAAATTACGGATTTTTATATTGGTGGAAAGTCTGTAAATCAAGTGTGGGGGGGCACACGTTATTGTGGGAGAGGAACAAAGGAGAAGAGTTTAAATTCACTTGGTCTGGGAATCTTGCGATAATGATATGGGGAGATGTAAAGGTATCAACCGGTGATGGAACTACATATAATTTGAAAAGTGATGAAAGCAGTGGAACAGGAAGGGGATTATTGCTCAAAAAAAACGATGGTAAAGTTTACACTGCTACTATAAGAGGAAATCTAAAAGATATATATTTCAAAAACAAAATAGGCTCTGATGGTAATACATATAGATGTGATATAATAGACGTTCTTACACCATTTCCGAAATCGATGGAAAACGTTGTTGCTTTTGATTATCACACAACAATAGGGTTGTTCCAAGATTGTTTGAAATTGCGAAGCATCCCGGAAAATCTACTTATAAATTTGCCAAAATTAAAAAGTGCAGATAGAATGTTCGCAAATTCAAGCCTAAAAAGCATACCGCAAGGCTTGTTCAGAGAAAATATGGAAATCGAATCGTTCAATTCCACATTCTACGATACAAAAATAAAAAGCATTCCAAGTGGGCTATTCGAACATAATAAAAAAGTACTGTCATTTGCTGGCTGTTTCGGGGACTGTGTACAATTAAGTACAATTCCTTCTCTTCTATTTGCAGGGCTGGACAAAGTTGAAACATTTTCCAGATGCTTTGAGTGGATTTTTTATAATTTCAATGGGGCCACCGCTCCGATACCGCAAAGAACAATTCCGGTAGACTTATTCAAAGGATGCACAGGTGCCAAAAACTTCAATCGGTGCTTTACCGGGAATGCAGGAATAACTTCTGTTCCAGACAATTTATTTGATGATTGCCCTGTAGAAAAAATTGTAGAGTGTTTCAAGATAGGATGGCATTCTACTACAGATCCTATGAGATATGCCACACTTGTGTCGGCGCCCAAACTGTGGGAAAAGTTTCCGAATGCTTCAGGAAAAGGATGCTTCGATGGTCAGCGCAATTTACCATGGTATTATTCAATTCCTAAAAACTGGCGAGGAGATGATGATAAGTATTATTATCCTTATAATGTTTAAAATTAATACGGCCGTATTGGAACTCTTTTACTTATTTCGGCACTAATTTCATCAAATAAGAACCCCAAAACCGCAAATAAGAGCGCGTTTTCCAGTAAAACTCAAATAAGCCCTTATTTGCCAAAATAACCTCAAATTCTCAGTCCTGACCGTACTAAAATGTAACTATATTAAAGATAAAAAATGAATAATTTGTAAACGTAAATTTTGCTTGTTTTCAGAATAAATCAATCATCTGAGAAAATAATAAAATCCAGAAATAAATATTCTGTCAACGAGCAATTTTCGTTTACATAATATCTCAATGTAACGTTACAATAACGTTACCAGTAACGCAATGTAACGCAATAGAATAAGAATAAGAAATAGAATAAGAATATAATTAATATATATACAAGATATATATTAATCGTCGAATAAGCGTTATTTGACCCTGACATTCTCAATTCGTTTCAGCCCAAAGTAAACCATTTTTATTAGCAACCTTGTATTTGACTTATATAACGATTTTACGTGCAATTCGGTAAAATCCTCGAACAACATATAAAAATTGATTTTAGGGGCAAATACGGGGATTATAAGGCATATTTAACAGAAAGGAGCAACGTGCATGAATAAATATGACAGGAATATCCCAGAACCAGGAACAATCGTAAGGCATTTCAAGCGGGAAACAATCAGGAATCCGGGAACAAATGACTATCTGTATGAAATTGTTGGATTGGCTGAACATACGGAAAGTAAAGAAAACATGATGATTTACAGGGCGTTGTACGGAAACAGGAAATTATATGCCAGACCGCTTGACATGTTTATGAGTGAAGTTGATCGCAATAAATATCCGAGCATTCAACAAAAATACAGATTCGAAGAATACAATGGTTGATTAAACAATGAAAGGAGCGGATTTTATTGACAAATGAGCAAAAAGCAGTTCTCAGGAAGATTATTTATGCAGTCGAAACCGGCGGACAGGTTTACGGACAGCTGGATTATTCAGACTTCACGGAGGCCTACACCAATTCTTCCGATGAACACGCAATCACAATCGGGGCAGGACAGTGGTACGCAACCGAAGCCAAGACGCTTCTGGAGCGAATTTACGATGCCAGTCCGGAACAGTGGGAGAAGATAGACAAGGTTAGACTTCTGGAACAAGTTCAGACCGCGAACTGGGAATGTTTTAATATTTCCAGAGTATCACAGCTTGCTAATACCATAGTTGCCCTTATTTCGTCCGATTTGGGCGTTAAATGCCAAGATAGCCTTATGGATGAACAATTAGCCACCTATGCAGAAGAAGCCCTTAAACAGGGCGTTACGGACACTAGAGCGCAAGCTATGTGTGTGAACTTTAGGCACCAAGGCGGACAAGGGGCGGTAACGAGGATTCTGGCAAAGACTCAGAAGCCATATACATTGGACAATCTCTATGCAGCCTGCCAGACGGACACAGGGAACCAAGTCGGGGCATATAAGGACAGACAGAGATTTGTTTATAACGCATTAAAGACATATTTTCCAGAAAGTGAGGTACAACAAATGGCAACAGTAAAAATTAGTAATTGCGGGCATGATGAGAACGGCAGATATGCAGGCGGAAAAGCCGGCGATCAGACCGGAACAGAATATCAGATTATGAATTGGTACAGCAGACCATGGCTCTGCGTTCTGAGATTTGAAGATAAAACAATTGCCGATATGATTGCAGATATGGCAGCAAAAGCAGCTCAAAACAACCATATTGGTTACGATCAGGGAACCGTAGGGAACAGCAATGATAGATACACATTTTGGCAACAACTCAAAGCTAACGGATATGACCCTGCTAAAATAAAAAAGAATTGTGAGAGCGATTGCAGTGCCAGTACAGCAGCTATCATAAAAGGCGCAGGATACCGTCTGGGCAATGCAAAGTTGAAAGCAGTTAGCATTTATTTGACTACTTACGATATGCGTCAGGCGTTAAAAGAGACAGGTGCAAAAGTCTTGACAGACCCCAAATATTTGAAATCTGGTGACTACATTAAGGCAGGGGATGTTCTCCTGAATGACGATCATCATGTGGCAATTGCAATTACCAGTGGTTCATTATCTGGAGACACTGCGACACCAAACCAAAACTCAAAAATGAACACCAGAGCCTACATTGCGCAGATAAAAAAGGACACAAAATGTTATACAAAATCAAACAAAAACAGCCCGTCAAAGTTGTTTCCACAGTTAAAAAAAGGTGCAGTAGTAGAGGTAATGAAGTATGTGGAAACCGACAGCAAAGGACTGAGATGGTACTTCATCCGCATCCCTTATCCGAACGATGATGGGTTCGTTTTTGAGTTTATTCCAAAAGGAACATTTAAAAGAATCACAGAAATGACCAAATGACACTTGTAATATAACAGGCAAAATGATATAATAATTTTGTTCCATACATTCACCCTTTGTGAGCAGAAACCGCCAGTAAGCCCGGTTAATTCCCTCCGGACGCTGGCGGTTTTTATTTATCTCATTATGTAATTTTCATATTTTTCTTTGATTTCCCTTGCCCCATTTTTTCTTATCTGAACTACATCACCAGAATCCATGACAAAATTATCACCCGCCGACTGAATGTGATCCATGTTTGCCAGATAGCTCTGATGGCAGCGCAAGAATCGCTTATCAGACAGCTTTTCTTCCAGATCGTTCAGCTTGCAAGTAGTCACAAAACATCGGTTATCTGTTGCAAAAATATGACAAACCCTTGCCCGGCTTTCAATGTACTCGATTTCATCATATTTGAGCCGATTAATCTGTCCGCGGAATTTGAACGTTAATGTTTCATCCTTCATTTGTGACAGAATCTCGTCAATAGCTCGGTATATTCTGCCGTATTCCTTGCCCTTGACCACATACTGCATAGCGCCGACGTCAAATGCTTCTTGCAAATGAGAATCGTCGGCTGTCCAGAATATAATCTTTCCATCATATCCAATATCCCGGAGCTGGTTCGCAATCTCCAGACCGTTCTCCTTTTCCAGAACCATATCCAGTACAATTACATCGTACCATTTCCCTTCTTTTACATCTTCAACAAGCGGATAACCTGCCGAATACTCACTAATTTCATACCGGTAATCTCCTTTGCGCCGCAAGAATCCCGATATGTGCTCTTTAAACAAGTCAACTTCAAGCTGATTATCGTCACATATGGCTATTCTCATATGCGCACCCTCCTTTCGTAGTCTCAATTTTGTCAAAATACGCAATGATTTTGACAGCACACACATTTTTCTTCCTGTTCGTGGTATTATTGTCCCACAAACAAAGTGTAGCACTTAAAATTGTTAGTGTAAAGCGCTAAAGTTTGACATAATTCGCAAAATATGGTTTCTGTGTCCGGGAGGATGTGTGGATAGAGAGACTGCCTGCGAGAACGACAGGCAAAGAGAAAGAGGGGCGCTTGCCCCTCTTGTTTAGTTTACACCATATACTCTTTGTGCGTCTGCGTTTTCTATTGCTATAAATTTATTATCATCAATCAGCGCTAGGAAATAGCTTCCTGTGAAAGAATGAAAGAAAACATCGTTCTCTTCTTTTGACAAATCATCTGAGGTTTCAAAGATTGCAATAACTCCATCATCATCTCCGCGAGATTTAAAAACGTATCCCCCTTTAGGAAGCGTTTTTCCTATGGCATAATAGCCAGCCGGATATATTCCACTTTTTGCGTCATATTCTGGCAATGTCGAATAATGAATGGCTTCTTCTGGATTGTTTTCCGCAATATCGTTTTGGGATTCCTCTTCCTCTAAAGGTTGTGGAGGTGCTTCCTGTTCAGGATTCCTACTTTTGATGTATTCTTCAAAGTATGGCATCAAATCATCCCTGTCCCACAAAATAGTATTACTTTCGCTTGCAGCATCTTTGGCAGACTTAGTAAAATAGTTGTTCGTCATTACGATTGCAACATGGCAATGGTAATATGTTTTTCCAAAATGCACTTCTTGAACAGCTTTATTTCCTACAGAACCGCTAAACCGCTTACATTGAACAGCGTATTTGATACCAGATTGCTCGGCTATGACATCAACACCCTGATCGCCACTGCCTCTTGTAACCGTGACATTCTGAAACCCTTTTGCCCGTAAAATGTCAGCACACACATATTCAAAATCATGTCCATCCATCCCGTCAATATTTTTCATGCTAAAAGCCTTTCTGGATGTCGACTGATATACCGGAAGTTCTGGGACTTTGGGCTCCAGCATCGGTTCTGGTATCGGCTCGGGAAGTTCTCTACAATTATATAAATCAATCGTCATATCTACTGGAACCAGAATTTGAGATTGAGATTTAAGCTCTACATTTCTGAATATTTGCCCTTCTTCCAAATATAATTTGTTATTTTTGGAGAAATTTAAAGCAACATCTTTTTGTAGAGAAGTTATTTGAACATTGCCGCTTCCTTCAATTGCTCGAATATCGTATAATCCGGCAGAAATGTCGCGTCCAGAAACATAAATTCCACCAGTTAATTTTTCGCCATTAAACGTACTTTTGCGGATTTCTTCCAATCTTTTATTCGTTTTAGCAACATCCCGGTCTATGCTTCCTTTTGTAGCGTAATACACTAGAGCCAATATTGCTACAACGGCTACAATTCCCACAACAACTTTCCAATACTCGTGTAACAAACCAATTACGTAAATCGCCAAGAATATCCCAAGCCCAGTGCCACATCCTCCGGTTTTATTGTTTTTAGCCATTTAAAATGTTCTCCAATCCATTCCAGAGTGAATTTTGATATATTCATTCTTCAAATTTTCAACATTATTCATCATATCCATTTTAAATATCTTTCCGGCACAAGTAATTGTGACCGTCTGGTAATTAAATAGACTGCCTAAAAGCCCCTGATCGTTACTTATGGACGATACCTGGCTTAAAGGAATATCTGCATTGTGAGTAAAGAAAAAGCCTTTGCGTATATAGACCGCCTTATTGGTTAAAGTGATTGATTTTGAATAAAAAGTAAGAAACGAGCCAATAGCGATCAGTGCAAATATGATTGTCCAAATATTAATTCCATTGTTCATAAAATAATACCCAATGGAGAAAAATATCATAATCCCAACAAATACATAAGAAAACCAATGCGCATTGCTATAACATAAGTCCTTTTCTGGTACTTGTTTAATCTGTGCTTGGTGAAGCGGATGTCCGCAATGAATGCATCTGCCAGCGTCAGAACTTATCTCTTTTCCACATACAGGACACTTTATCAATCCCATACAATCCCCTCCCTTGTTAAAATTTTACAATATTATACCACCTCATACAAACTGTGCATAGTAAAACATCAAAAAAATAGATTATTTTTGCAGAAAAACTCCATGATTTTGCACCTCCCGGAAAAATCACAAAAGTTTGTGCTATAATGCGTGATATATTTTTAGAAAGAGTTGGTAATAATGGAGAAGAACAGATACAGGATAGTCGTACTTATCCTGATATTTTACGAAATATTCTGTGCGGTACATATACCGGCGCATGATATGACAGAACGCCACCGCAGAGATGCGCAGATCACAAAGGAAGCTGCGGAACAAATTTGTTCCGCCCAGATGCAGCAGTTGAGCGAGATCAAGGAAATTTGCAATGTCAGATGTTATATTCGCAAAATTTTCTTTGAAATTGCGAAGTTTGCCTACGAAATAGCAAAAGCCCATGTGTATATTTGGCAGTTGCCAAGGGGAAATATCGGTGGTATAATGATAAAAACGAACTAATGTTCGGTTCTATATCCCACAAGCCGGACATATACTGTTATCAGGAGACTGCTGATCGGAGGTATGATTGTATGGACTATAGGAAAGAGGATATTGAAAAATATCGCAGTAACATATATGATATGATTAGGGAAATAAAGAGCGCAAAGATTTTATACTGCATCATGGGATTCGTTGAAGATATAGCAGAAGAGGATAAGGAGGTATTTAATCATGAGCAGACGTCTGGACACTAGCAAAGAAGCGTTAGAAAAATTAGGAATCAAATTAACGGATGAGCAGTATCACAATTTATGCATGGTTAGTTTGGGGAGCATGGCAGAACATAAAAATATTCCTGTTTTCACAATACTGTTAGTTCTTAAACATTTGGGGATTTTGCCAAAAGAATTGACGTGCGATAATGACATTGAAAATATCGACGAGAGATCACAGGAGTGGTACAACAGGATGTATGGAGAAATGAAAGAGGAGTAATTACTCCTCTTTTTTATTTTTGAATTTCCTTTAATCCCTTTGTAGTAATAGTGACAGAGCCTAAAGACATTGTGATATAGCCAATATCCATCATTACGTCATAAATCGGTTTTAACGATAAACTGTTATCTACACCCAATTCTTTAGACACTTCTGCCAAATCTGCTGTATAGGTAGAATCGGCACACTTCAATATAGCTTCTAATACAATTTCTTTTGTCAACATACTTTCCCCCTCCCCCCCCTTTATTCACTTAATAAATCTATAAGTTCAGAAACATGTTTCTTTTTCTTTTCAGATAAATCAAGATATTTCAGAACCATATTATAGAACTCGGTATTATTTCGTAATTCTTTGTTTAGTTTTCTCAGCCTGTTATCGGTATAAATATCTTCCTCCGGCTCTTTCCCCGTCATCAGATAATCTACAGATACGTGGAAGAAATCTGCGATTTTTCGCAAATTTTCAGCATTAGGAGTGCTTTTGTCCAGTTTACTTGCATATCCCTTTGCGAAACCACATTCAGTTTCTAACGCATTTAATGAAGTTTTCTGTTCTTTACAAAGTATTTTAACTCTTTCTCGTAATGTCATTTTTTGTTTCCTTTCAATTCTGAAAAAAACGCAAAAATAATACTTGACATTCTGAAAATATCGCTTATAATGTAACTATCGGCACTGAAAATATCGCAACAAAATAAGGACATAACGAATGCCCGAGTTTATTTTTTATGATTTTGTGTGGTAGCTTGATTATAGAATATATTCAGAGGTATGTCAATAATGTTGTGATATTTTCAGTAAAAATATGAAAGGAGGTATCGAATGATGATTTACGACAGGGTGAAAGCCTTGGCAAAAAAGCGAAATGTTTCAATTCGCAAAATCGAAATAGATTGCGGATTTTCGCAAGGTAGTGTTTGCAAATGGAATGAAGTTTCCCCATCTGCCGAAAAAGTGAAAAAGGTTGCTGATTATTTAAAAACTTCGGTAGATGAAATTTTGAAATCCGATTAACAAGAAAAGGAGACGTATGAACGAATTACAGATTTTTAATTCAGAAGAGTTCGGAGATATCCGAACAACAGAAATTGATGGCAAGCCGTACTTTGTTGGAACTGATGTTGCGAAAGCCCTTGGATATAACAATCCCAGAGATGCCGTATCAAGGCATTGTAAGGGAGTCGTGAAACACGACACCCCTACATCTAGTGGTGTTCAATCAATGTCATACATAAATGAGGGAGATTTGTACCGATTGATTATGAAATCAAAACTTCCGTCAGCGGAGAAATTCGAGTCATGGGTTATGGACGAAGTTCTCCCGGCAATCCGTAAGACAGGTTCTTATCAGAAGCCAATGACCATAGCAGAGCAGATTCAGTTGTTGGCTCAGGGAAATGTCGAACTTGAAGAAAAGATTGAAGCCGTAAACGATGATTTGCAGGAGTTCAAAAAAGATATGCCATTGCTCGCACTGGAATGTCAGAAAATCACAAAGGCAAAGAATCAGAAAGTTGTTCCCATGTTGGGCGGCAAGGACGCACCGGCGTACAAAGACAATTCATTACGACAGCTTGTGTACAGTGACATTGATGCGCAGCTTCGCAGAGAGTTTGGCGTGAATACCTACAAGGCAATCAAGAGAAACCAGTGTGATGTGGCAATAAAAATCATAAATGAATATGAATTGCCGATGTACTTGAAAGACCGCATTGATACTGAGAATGCACAGGAAAGTTTCTTATAAGAAAGCGGGAGGCGAGACAGATGTGGAAGAATCACGACCCGTTGGAAATAGTCTTAAAAATATGCCTGATATTACTCTGGCCAGTGTCAATTGCATGGGTGATATGCGCACTGGCCAAGATATTGATAGATTTAGGTATCATCACATAGAAAAAACTCGATAGGAGGTTACAAGATGAATAAAGAAGTACCTGAAGAATTTAAGAATATGACATTAGAGGAGACGAAAAAGGAAATTATCGAAATGATTCGTGAGCTTCCAGAAGAATCACCGATTCACAAAGCGTTGTACGAAGGCATAAAGGAGATAATACACAATGAGTCAGTCAAATGACTTCAAGCACTTCACCGGGAAGAAAGCCTCATTCAAAACGCAGAAGCGGAAGAAAAAGGTAAAGGTGAAAAGGGTTCACAGGAATAAGTATGAGAGGAGATGAGAGGATATGGCAGAAGATAAGGAAGAAAAAAAGCCGGAGAAAATTATCAGCAATTTAAAAAATGGAACTTTGATGAAATGGGACACTGGATACGGGAGTCACAGATATTTTTTAGAAAAAGAAAATGGGGAAGAAATATATCTGAGAGATATAATTTCGTATCTTGCGTTTGGGCTTTCTGGAAGAGTAGTGAATGCTTTAAATGAGAAAGGTTCCTATGAAGAGGGCAGAGAAGAAAAGGACATTATCTCCACCCTCAATGCCTTAGTTAATGCGTATAAGACAGGGCTGTTTTAGTAGTGGGGAGTCCAAAATGGATTTTGAGTAGGAACCGCTTTACCTGACTGAGATCGATTTGGGGCTAAAATGTTCAGAAATTCTTCGTTGTATTTGCGGTACAATTCGACAATTTCTTTAGCGTCAGAACCATCTTTAACAGCTTTTGCGACAGCTAAGTCGTGCGCAATTTGTAACTTATCCATAAAACACACCTCCTTTCACAAGGAGAGTATACCACATAAAAAATCGGGGGGATATAAAAATGGCAAAAGCATTAATCCTGTCAGCTCTGATCGGCGGTATGTCACCGTACCTGCCGTTCTGGAGATTTGACAGTGCATCACAGCCGGTTGCAGTAGCAATCGTAATATTCGCATTATCATTCGTGGTCATTTACCCGGATGAAATTAAAAGAATCGGAGGAAAAGAAAGATGATCGAGACAAAAGAGGGAAAAATCACACTTAAAGGCAGTAAAGCAGAATTAATGGCTGACTTAGCTGTTGTCGTTCGTGGAATCAAAGAAGCCATTATGGAAGATGACAAAGAAACAGAGGAATCTGTGAAGCAGGAGATTGACGAATCGGTCAAACTCGGACTGATGAACGAAGAAGAATTTAAAACTATTCAAAAAGAAAAAATCAAGGAAATTGCAAAAACATTGTTTGGTGAATTGTTTGGAGGGCTTTTCGATGAAGATAAATGAATTTGATAAGACCGTAGATGAGCTGTACCAGTTGTGCAGACGCGTTCAGAAAGAAACCGGCAGAACGGTAGCATTTCATTTTGCAAACTACAAGATCGGATGCAGCTTGCACATCAACATATATAAGAAAGAATCATTAAGAGAGTTTGATATGTACAGCATTGTAGAGGGCGGTTGTCAGCAGGAAGAAAGCGTAAAGAAAGTAACTGACCATTTAAACAAAATTTTGATGGACAACACATGTCCGTATTGTGAGGAGGATTGCGATGGAGAAAGAAAATAAGATGGATTTCAGAGCAGAGACCGTAGCCGAGGAATACGCCGAATTAGTTGGCAGACTAAAGGCGTTCAAAGCATACCTCAACTCTGGCGAGAGCATAATCATCGACAAGAAAGTATGCATCGCCATGTTAGGTCTCGACTCAGATTAAAAGTTGGCTCCACAGGTACCGACATACCACATGGAGCCGCGTATCTAACTTAATTTGGCTAAGTTAAATACAGGACAAGTATAACACACCTTCCTGTATTTATCAAATAAATAATTAGGAGGGCATTTTTTATGTCAAAAACACACACATCCAACGAACAGAAACCACTTGCAAGCGAGATTATTTGTGATCTGGAAGCGGAAAACGCAAAACTCGAAGCAAGAAACAAGAAACTCAGTAACATTGTTTTGAAGCAGGCAGCAGTTCTTGTGGAGACATTATTGCTGTTGAATGAAGAAGGTGATTTAGGAAATGAAGATGCGAGATGAGAACCAAGTGCTTTTATCAGGTGACATTCCGGCGGGGTTCGTATTCTCACATGAAGAATACGGTGGAACCAAGATGTACGAGGGAAGAATGACAATTTTTAGAAAGAGCACATCTTACGATATTCTTCCGATTATTGTGCCAGAATACATGATTTCAAGAGAAACAGAGCTGATTGCTAGTGTATATGGCGAAATGCGAAGCCGTACAGTCCGGGAAGATAGTAAGAAAAGCCTTACAGCATATGTAAGAGCAATGGACATTCAGTACCTTGAAAGACTGGAAGAACACGATGCAAACGAAGTTTATCTGACTGGATATCTGATTAAAAAACCAATAATAAAGATGATTGGCACAAGCAACGACAGGAAGCTGGCAAGAATACTTCTAGCGGTAAACAGAAAGAAGAAAGCCGGATATACCAGATCAGACGCAATCAGTTGTTTGTGCTGGGAGGAAAACGCAGATGCCGTAGAGAATCTGAAAAAGGGAGCAAAAATCAAACTCCGTGGAAGATTCCAAAGCCGGGAACTGTGGTCTGATCAGAGTCAATCATGGGTAACCGCGTTGGAGGTATCAGTAAAAAGATTAGAGGTTTTGTAGTATGAGAAAAATCGAAGTAAGAGAAATTAGATTGACCGATTTTAAAGGCCAGTCAGAAAAGAAAATAGAGTTCGGTCACAGAACAGTTGTTTCAGGGAAGAACGGATGCGGCAAGACGACACTGGCAGATGCGTTTATGTGGGTATTCTGTGACAAGGACTACAGTTTAAAGAGCAACCCGGATATTAGACCAGATGATGGTAGAGAATGTCTCCCAAGAGTTGATATTGACATTGCGATTGATGGGAAACCAGTAAGCGTAGCAAAGTTCCAGAAGCGCACAGAAAGTAAGCCAAAGGACGGAAAACCGGGCAAGGTTGCATTATCAAACAAGTACGAAATCAACGGCGTTCCGAAAGCTGAAAGAGATTTTAAAGCCGATTTGAAAGAACGTGGGTTTGACTTTGATAATTTCCTTATGCTGTCTCACATGGAAATCTTCACAGACCTGAAAGATGCAGATGCCAGAAAAATTCTGTTTTCCATGTCAGACGGTGCCGGTAAGTCGGACTTAGAGATCGCCAAGACAGTTCCAGACTGTGCCGAACTAGTACCACTTTTGGAAACCTATAAGGCAGATGAAGTCAAAGCCATGAACAGCGCAACTCTGAAAAAGGCAGAAGAACAGTTGAAAGCCATTCCAAATCAGATTATCGGCATGGAGAAGTCAAAGGTTGACACTGATGTTGCGGAACTGGAATTGCAGAAGAATGCCTTGCAGGAACAGCTTTCTGACCTTGAAAAACAGATTGCGCAGGCAGGCAACGAGAAAGCCGGAGAGATTAAAGCAGAACTGGCAGGGTTAAGAACCAAACTGTTAGAGATAGACTCAAAGGCTAAAGCGGACTTGTTAGAGCAGAAGTCATTGGTTTGCAACAAGATCAGTGATCTTGAATTAGACAGGAACATTAAAACATCGGAGTTAAATAAAAAGACTTCTGCATTAGAGAGTTTGAGAGCACAGAAGAAAGAACTCCTTGAAAAATTACAGAACGCCAGAACGCAATATCCAAAAATCAAAGATACGGAATGGGACAACACAGCTCTGGAGAACATTGAATCTGAGACATTCAAAGATGCAGAGACCATTTGCCCGACTTGTGGTCAGAGTCTTCCACCAGAGCAGATTGAGCAGTTAAAGAGCAGATTTGAACAGAAGAAGCAGGAAAGAATCAATCAGCAGTTAAAAGCCAAGGAAGAATGGGAACAGGACAAGAAACGCAAACTTGATGAAGTTATTGAAGTTGGCAATAAAGCGTCTGCCGATATGAAAGAAGCGCATAAGCAGGAAGAAACTCTTACATCCGAGATTTCCAAGCTGACAGAGGAATTAGAGCAGATTAAAACTTCTCTGGACGCAGAAAACAAGAATCTGGAAGCTATACCGAAAGAACCAGACTTCTCAGGAAATGCCGAATATCAGCAGATTCTTGCATCAACCAAAGAGAAACAGCAGGAGCTTAATTCTCTGGACAATGGAAAAGAAGCGAAGAAACAGATTTCAGAGCAGTTATCCGGAAAGAAACAGGAATTGGCAGCAGTCAATCAGAAAATTGGAGAAGCCAACAATAATGCCCGAATTGACGAACAGATTGAGAAGCTTCAGGAAAGCCAGAAACAGTACGCACAGAGCAAAGCTGATGCACAGATGATTCTGGATGAACTGAAATCACTGAGCATGGCAAAGAATACAGCCCTTGAAGATGCGGTAAATCAGTATTTTGACGGGGTTAAGGTGAAACTGTTCGATACGCAGAAAAATGGCGAAGTAGTAGATGCTTGCATCTGGTACGTGCAGGACAAGGACGGCAACTGGAAGAAACTGATCGGGAACGCCAATACAGCCCTGATGATGAAAGGCAAAATTGCTATCATGGACGGCTTGCAGAAGTTTTA